ATTATAAAAATATTATAAAAATATTATAAAAATATTATAAAAATATTATAAAAATATTATAAAAATATTATAAAAATATTATAAAAATATTATAAAAATATTATATTATATAATGAATTTAACTAAAACAGACTATATTAAAATTTTGAATTATTATAATGTTGTGCCTAAAAAAACGAATACTAGCTATGTTAAGAAATTAGCCGAGCAAATAATTGCTAAAAAATTATGTAGCTGTATTAAAAAGGTTCCAAATACAAATAATCCAGAAAGCCGAGCTATTGGTATATGTATTTACAGTGTTTTACAAAAAAAACACTTAAAAATAAACGGATTCACGTGTAAGAAAAAACAATGCTTAAATCCAGCAAGAATAATAAGCACAAACTATTTAAAGATATTGCACAGTTACTATTTAAAAACAAGACTACTAAAAAAGTAAGAAAATAATGGAACAATCAACAATTTATAATATGAATAGCGACAGTACATCAAAAACAGATGATACTTATGACGGAGTTCCTTTTTTTAGAAAATATGGTCCTCCGCTCACTAAAAGCCACGCATATTCAAACTTGGTTGAAAGAACCATTGTTAAAATATTAATGGAACATCCTCATCCAAATATAGTTAACTATTATGATATAACTGATGATTATATTACTATGGAGCAATTATGCACTGAAAAATCGGCGTCGTGTTATGTTGGACTACATCCAATGAGCTATGACGATTTAATTGAAATACAAGAAGTAATGGAAAACGTGAAAACTTTTTTACAGGGCTTAGGAATTATGTATGTAGATTGGAAGTTTGATAACTTGGCTAAATCAGTAGATGGAGTTTATAAATTATTTGATTTTGATGCTTCTGGATTAGTCGATTTAAATAGCCAGCAATGGATACTTGAGCCGCAACATTATTGGAATTATAATGAGGCGTTAAAAAATGGATGTATAACACCGAAGGAAATAGATGATTGGGGGTATAACTATAATATTATTGAAGACGGGTTTAAATTGGTTGAATAGTTATGAGAGCTAATTATTACGTTTATTTTACAATTTTATAATATTATATAAAATTATATGTATTCATTAATAGCATTATTAGCGGGTAGCAAAACTATACGATGATTTAGAAGATAATAATTTTTTACAAAAGTTTAGTAATAATACATTAATGGAAATTTTAAAAGGCATTCATTATATTACATTTACAGCAGCAAGCATAGAAGAACCATTTTTTTTATATTTCAATATTTATGCAATATAGTATATTTTATTGGAAAAACAGAAGCTTATAGCAAACATTATGAGAAATCGCTATTATATTCTTTTTTGCTATTATTTATTATTATAGATTATAAAAAAATAACATCTTTATGTTTAAGTGATAAATTAATAAGTATATTTTATGTATTTACGTTTGCTATTGAACCATTTATGGGTTCTGATAGTATAGATGAGTTTTCATTTGCTAAGATGATTGCTAGACTTATTAATATGATTATACACATAATACTATGTTATTTTATTAAATCAAACAGTCTAAAGTATATTACAGCGTATTTTATAGGATATTTATTTATTTCAGTGTTAGTTCAATTATATTCATTAAGCATGGAAAAACTAAAAATAGAAGAAGTAAAAGAAGTAAAAGAAGTAAAAGAAGAGGAAGAGAAAGAAAAAGAAGAAGTAAAAGAAGAAGTAAAAGAAGAAGCAAAAGAAGAAGCAAAAGAAGAAGTAAAAGAAGAAATAAAAGAAGAATAGAAAAAGAGAAAATACAACACAAGACAACACAGTACAAGTATATGCTATGGAAACTTACCATTCATAGCATCTACTTGCCACTTGGTCAATGGTTCCTTTGCTCCTGTTTGGTAATGTATCCACGTTGAAGGTGTATGCTCATTATTGAAGGTCACGTTCACTTGCTTGTCTCCATCGCTAGTATACTCCCCGTAGTGCCGCGACGCATTTGGATTTGACCCAACTAATACAAACTTCACAAAGCACTCAGCACAATAATGATGCTTGACCGGATACTCTTTTCCATTGACAAACATGGTCGTACACTGCACGGGCTTTTGAATGCGATGATTGTAGCGCCTGTAACCATAATTCCATACATACTCACATACTGCTTCAGTATCGTAGTAGCAGTTTGCGTTTGCACAGTCACCCATTATATACTGATTCTCAAAACGCTTGTCAACATAGCGCTCAGTAAACACTCCATAGTGTGCAGCCACCATTTGCCCCGCAATGTAAAACTGGCTCACACATTTGCTAAATAACACACACGTCTCCTTGAAGCTTACAAGATAGTCTTTGTCTCCAAGCCGGTCAACAATGAGCGCAATGAGCTCGCTTGGCAAGTCGCAAATGTTGAGCTCGCAAGCTTGGCACATCATCATCTCTCTTTGCTCTTCTCTCTTTTTGACCGGGCTATAAATAAATGACAAAAAAAAGTAATCAATTTTTAAAAAGTATAACAAAATTTATAAAAATGTTGTTATAGCATTTAATTATTAGTTTGTGCTTTAGCTTTTTCCTCCTCTTCTTTTAAACGCAAATCTCGTTGTAAGCAATAGCGCGCCTGCTTTTCTTGTGTGCGCTTTTCTTGATTTGCTCTCTGCCTTGCACTCCGGTCTTTTTTCACTTGTTGTTTGAAGCAGTCACAACAATAATGTGACATAACAGTAAATTGCTCTCCATTAACCAGCATTGTTATTATATTTAACGTAGGTGCTATAGTTGACGCCATATGGTCTTCATTAGGTTTGTATATAAGTGTGTGAGCATGCCAAATATGTTTTATTGCGCTTTGTTTCTTCTGACTACAGTTGGGGTTGATACATTCTTGACACTGCGTTGGAACAAAATTTTCAAAAAACTCCTGATACGGACGGTCGTGGTGAAGCGGATTTATAGCAACCGAAAATGAAACTTGGTTACTTGTTTTAACACTTGTCATAGTTGTTTTTTTTGGTATTATAAATAATTGATAAAAAAATCAATTTTTTTATAGCACTAATAGAAATTAATCATAATAACTATTTAAAAGACGCACCTGCCTCTCAGTTAATGGAGCATACCAATCTCTAGCACAATCATACCAACTAGAGGGTTGTGTTGTGTTAAAGGTTACAACTACTTGTTGTATTCCATAACAATAACTTCCGTAATGTTGCGCAACCTTTTTGTTGTTTCCTACTAAAACGTGTCTTTTAAAGCATTCACAACAATAAGGCGAGCGAAACATGAATTTTTTCTTATTAATTACCATTAAATTTGTGTTTTGCGCATCTTGTTTTCCGTGTACATAATCAAGCCCATTGTGAGCTTCCCATATGTATACACACGCATTTTCTGTTTCCTCTTTGCAACGCTCATTTACACATCTTGCCATATACTTACGATGTGGATTATAGCTCATTAACTCATATGGATTAAATCTGCTAAACAACACAGCAAACATCTCCTTCACAACAGCAAATTTTGAAATTAACTTAGACAATGACTTACAAGTAATGTTTAGACCAATTGCATATTCATAATTGCCGAGTTTTTTAATAATGAGTGTTATAATGTCGCTTGGTAACTCGCAAATGTTACTTACGCTCATCATTTTTAAAGCTTTAATTATTTTGTTAATAGTGCAAAAATAATAAAAAAAGTATCAATTTTTTAAATAAGACTAACCAAGCATTTTAATTTGAAACTTGGTTAGTGGTTGCACAGTGCCTGTTCCATAATAAGATGTTGAAGATGGGTATGGTGCTCTATTAAAAATCACGTGCACATTTTGTTGACGTCTGTCATAAGAAGTCCAATAGCGATGCGATGCATTCTTATTGTTTCCCACCAAAACATATTTCTTAAAGCACTCGCAACAATAATGAGACCGAAAACTATATTCCTTTCCATTAACCCACATTGTTGTTTCATTCAATGCTGGTTGTCGTTCAGTGTGTTTGTATGTTTTTGAGCGAGCCTCCCATATGTGTACTACTGCCATTTCCGTTTCCTTGATACAGTTAGGATTTATACAGTAAAGTCGCTTGGTATAAACGAACTTCTCAAAAAACTCACGCAACCTCTCTCTTGCGACCGAAAATGAAACATGGTCGCTTGATAAGATGCTAGACATAGTTGTTTTTATAACTATAAATAAATGTAAAAAAAAAATCAATTTTTTTGAAGCAAGACATACAACACACTAGCCTCATTCACTCACTAAGCATGCAAAGTTGTCGCTTGCTGAGCACTTCATTCTGTTTTGTAATACTATTGTACCATGTAGAAGGCCGGGGCTCATTATGAAAGTACACTTCTACCGCTTGAACTCCAGGACAATAATTTCCATAGTGTTGCGAAACAAGCTTGTTGTTTCCCACCAAAACATGTTTCTTGAAACACTCGCAACAATAATGAGACCTGAACCAATGCTTCACTCCGTTCACACGCATGATTGACATGTTCAACGCCGGCTGCCGTTTATTGTGTTCGTAGGTTACCGAGTTAGCCTTCCATATATATAGCACAGGGCCTTCTGTATCCTCTATGCAGTTAGGATTGATGCAGTATATGCGCTTGGTCGGAACGAACTTCTCAAAAAACTCCTGCAACCGCACTTGTGCGGCTGAAAATGAAACATGGTCGCTTGACAAATCGCAGATGCTGCTTGTCATAGTGCTTGTGCTTGATATAGTGCTTACTCTTTGATTGCTTTGTTCTGGAGGCTATAAATAAATGACAAAAAAAAGTAATCAATTTTAAAAAAGTATAACAATATTAATATTAATATTAATAGAAATAAAAAAAGTATTCAAATTTTTTTGTAGCACATACAACGCACTAATTAGTCATTTGCCAACATATATTCCTGAAGCTCGGTAAGCACGTGATCCTCTCCTGTTTCACGATTATGCCACGTAGAAGGCCAGGGCTCATTATGAAAGTATACTTCTACCTCTTGAACTCCGTCACAATAACCCCCATAGTGTTGCGAAGCATTCTTGTTGTCTCCCACCAAAACATGTTTCTTGAAGCACTCGCAACAATAATGACTCTGAACCCAATGTGGTTTTCCGTTTACCCGCATGGTTGTAATGTTCAACGCCTTCTGCCGTTCATTGTGTTCGTAAGCCAGTGAGCGATTCTCCCATATATATAACACAGCGCCTTCTGTTTCCTCTATGCAGTTTGGATTGATACAGTATTCACGCTTGGTCGGAACGAACTTCTCAAAAAACTCCTGCATCCGTGCTCGTGCGACTGAAAATGAAACGTGGTCGCTTGAATTAGTGCTTGTCATAGCTCTCTTGTTCTTTGCTCTGTGCTTTTTGTGGAGGCTATTAATAAATGCTGAAAAAAAGAAATCAATTTTTAAAAAGTATAACAACAATATAAATAAGCACTAGTTATTTTGATTGCTTACTTGCTGTCTCTTAGCCAACCACGCCAACACCTGTTCTCTTACTGCTTTATCTGCTGCTCTATGTGCTGCTGCTTTAGCTACTGCTGCTTCATATGCTGCTGCCTCTTCAGCTGCTGCCTCTAGAGCTGCTTCATATGCTGCTGCCTCTTCAGCAGCTGCCTCTAGAGCTGCTTCCTCTAGAGCTGCTGCCTCTAGAGCTGCTTCCTCTAGAGCTGCTTCCTCTAGAGCTGCTGCCTCTTTAGCTGCTGCCTCTTTAGCTGCTGCCTCTTTAGCTGCTGCCTCTTCCCAGTCTCTTGGAAATTTCTCAAGTAATAATAAGTCTTTATACAAATCACTATCATTTACAAATAATCCTAATTTTTTTGCGTTAATTATAATTTCGTTATTTAATTTTTCAATATTAATTTCATAGTTAATATAATATAATTTATCTAGCATTTTTGCAATACCAGTCATCATAAAATCGGTATGATCACGATGTCCTTTTCTCTCATACTTTTGTTTGTCTCGCCTGATAAGTTGTTCAGTTTCACGAATATTAATCATCTTTTTAATGAGAAGTTTAAGTTTTTTTTCACAGTTCTCTTTATCATCTTCTTCTTCCTCTTCCTCTACTTCTTCTTCTTCCTCTACTTCCTCTACTTCTTCCTCTTCCTCTACTTCCTCTTCCTCTACTTCCTCTTCCTCTTCCTCTTCCTCTTCCTCTTCTTTAATAACTTCCTCTTCTTCTTCTTCATTCAAGAGTTCTTCTTCCTTAATAATTTGAATAAGTTGTTTTACACTTAACACAATACTTAAAGCTGTGCTATAAATAATAAGGAAACACATAATAACAGAAGTTATGTTAATTTTTCCATAATTAGAGTCATTATTAGACACATTAAGACTTATGTAGGCGCACGTTTGGACTTCCATAGTCACTATAATTAGTTATTTAAGAGAGAAAAAACAATCAATTTTTTTTAAATCATTATATAAATATATACTTACATCTCGCATAAGTTATGTTTACTTCATCTATATAGTCATAATTATGCTTAACATTTCTCAAGTCTCCAACTAAAACAAATTTTTTCAAGCATTCGCTACAATAATGTGTATTAAATTTATACTTTTGCTCATTAATTAAGGCTGTTGTTTGTTTTAAGGCAAATTGCTTAATATGAACGTAACTATCATAACCATTGCGATAATGTTTATCAAATACTGCCTTAGTATCATCAGCACAATTAATATTAATACAAAATGTTCTTGGTGAAAATAGACTTAGTTTGTAAGACAACATAAGTCTAGCAATTGACAAGCGTGACACACTATTATAGTTAGCTTTACATGTCCTTTTAAGCAACGCAAGATAACTATAGTGTTTTATTTGACCTATAATAATTTGAATAACATCATTGTAAAGGTCGCAAAAAGCGAGAACCATATTTTATGCTCATTAAATAGATGCCAAAAAAAAACAATCAATTTTTTTTGGGTTTAATATGTTAATGCCTTAAAATATTATATTAACTTCTTCAGAGTTTTGATAATTTTCTATTACATTTGAGTTAGAACCAACTAACACAAACTTTTTCAAGCACTCGCAACAATAATGAGACTTAATATTATAATATTTCGCATTAACTATAATAATTGTAGCATTCAACGCATATTGTCTTGAATGTAAATAGCGAGTATAATAATAGTTATGAGTAAATGTGAAAACATCATAAGTGTCATCATAACAATCAACATTTATACATAAATCGCGAAAACTAAACAAACCAAGTTTAGTAGACAACATTTGCTTAGCAATAGCAAAAACACTAATAGATTTATGTAGCGACTTACACGTTGTTTTAAGTTTTGCGAGAAATATATAGTCTTTGAAAAGATGACCGCATATAATCTCTCCAACATCGTTAGGTAATTCATTAATATTTAAATAGTTACAAGGTGTGCATATCATTAGTATATTTATACTTATTTATAATGAAAAAACAAGTATAAATGTACAATCAATTTTATTAATATATTATAAAACTTAGCATTAGCCCTGGTTGCTTAAATAATTGACTGCTTTAAGGAGTATTTTTTCTTCATCATTTATTTTTTGAAATATAATATTTTCATTTAAATATAGCGTAATAAAACTGTGATTATAGCCTTTTAAAACAAGCGCAATTCCTTTGTCGTGTATTTTAATATCGCATAAAATAGAGCCATTGGTTATTTTAATGTGCTCTATTTTTTTTAAATTTACCCATCGTATATTTCGCCCATATTTTAAGTCTTTTATGTTGTCAACATACATATAACCGTTTAATTTTTTATGAAAGCTTTTTAAATCGTCGCGCTTAAGACCGAGTTCTTGTAATATTTCATTTTTCTTGCGCTTAATTTCTTGAATATTTGTATTTATAATATTTAAATTGTCATCATTTTCTAATGCGCGCTGAAGGAGTTCTATATCCATAGCTTATTAAATAAAACATATATTTTATGCTTTAATATGTTTTAATATATATATTAAGTTTAACTATATTTTGTATTTATTACCCAATATTAATCATTATAGGTTTTGTATTGTAAAGAAAACACACCCGGTGTATATGTATTTAGTCGTAGGTTCCATCGTGGACTCCATGAAAACACCCGGATTATATACTCATGGTTATCCGTGTATTTCTTTAATTAACTCAGTATGTTTACTTTTAAATGTTGCCAATTCATCTATATATTCTTCATTTTCTTTATGCGTAGAATTGTAAGTAGAATTGTAATCATTTATTAATTCTATAACGTAGGACAAGTTGGATATTAAAGTAGATCTATTATCTGAATCCATATTCATAATTTTAATGGTTTCACTTAATTCCTTACTCAGCCGCTCTTTCTCAGTTCGTAGAGTTTTTAACTGTTTATAGTAACCATTGCTGTCCATAAATTTTTGTACAGAACCTTGCTCCCTATACTTGGTTTCAAGGGAACGCAGATCCTCTTCTTTTGCATTAGTCTGTTCTCTAAGTTCTTTCTCTTTTGCTTCTGTGTTTTGAATTAGAGCTTTAACCGCTGGACGATTATTATCAAAATTGAATATCATTTTGTTATTGTGAGATACATTATCTTCTATGGTCTTTTTTCGCATTCTCCTCATATATGCTACTATATTTTCATCATCATCATCATCACCCCCCCTATAATGTCTCATTTTTCTACGTGTCTTTATTCTTTTATTACGTGTTTTACGCTTTTTGTATAATGTATGTTTCCTAAATCTCATTTTTATATAATATAAAAATATAAAAATATAAAAATATATATGTTTTATTTATAAAATAACTCATAAGCTTCGTCAAATTCTTCACTTGTAATATGTTTTTGTCTACTAAGAATATGATTTTTATCATAACAATAGCTGTCTTCACTTCCCGAATCAATGTCCATATCTAAAATAAACCTTACACAAAAATGGGCTGTTAAATGTTGAGTGTTAAGCACCACTTTTTTATTTAAATAATGCATATGCTTTGTTAAAACTGCAATACTATATTGTGTTCCACATAAATCAAAATCACTAATTTTTTCATTACAATAAGTCTCCATTTTATACTTTATTAATATAAATTATAAACTATAAACTATAAACTATAAACTATAAAAATTAGTTTTCAATTTTTTTCAATTTATTTTTTCCCTATTTAATATTTAAACACACTTAAATAATGAATTACGTGTTTTATTTTTAGGGCATTTAGCATTACAACGCTTTGTAATGTGATTATAATCTTTATTTTTGCTTATACAGTGTTGCTTTTTAGCAATTGAAGAATCATTAACTATTATACTTGTGTTATGCTTCTTTCTTGTTACACTGGCGCTATTATTACTAGTCTTCTTACTATTGTCTTTTGCTAAATTCATTTTAACGCATCTAAAGCTCTTATTTCTAATAAATCCTGTTTTGCACTCAGCAACGCATCTGTTTGTAGAAGGATTTAGCACTGGCTTAGTAGGAGGGCAAATTTTGGCTAAGTCGGCTTTAAATTCTTTTTTCTTTATTTTTTCTATAGCATCAATAACTTCAGGGGAGGGTTGTGTGGCCTTCTTTAAATAACAATCGTGTTTTTTTAGTAAGTTAACATACTTTTCTTTAAGTTGAAGTATATTAATATTTCTCTTGGATACATCATATTTAATATAACCAA